CTCAACAGAATCAGCAACATAATGGCAATATATAAAATCATAACTAAAAACGAAGCAAGCACCTTAGATTACGACTCACTTGTTTGCTTTTCTACTATAACAAAATCAGAACCACATGAATTAGCGTTTATGTTTACTGATGATAATATTCCGGAGTTTTTCAATGACAAAACTTCGTACGCAAAAGAGGAATTTGAAGCCATGACTAGAGATCCATCTAGTAAGTGGTATTTAGGATAAACAATTTTAATTTAATACAATTTAATTATGGGAGGAAAAAAGAAAATGAAGGCTAAAGACCTTCGAGCTGCAGCTATTAAAGACGAGCAGTTAAAAGAGCTACAAAACTTAGTAGCAGCTATCAATAAGCTTCAATTTGATATTGGAGTTATGGAGGTACAAAAGCACAATGCTATGCACGCTTTGTTCGATGGTAATGATAAACTTGCTGAAATGCAAAAAGCTTTCGAAGAAGAGTATGGTACCAATGATATTAATATCCAAGATGGTACTATAAATTACAAAGATGATGAGTCAGCTAATTCGTAAAATTACTATTGGTAAGGACTATAAAAATGATGCTATGCATTATTCTGTTGGGCAAGAAGTATACGGCGGCCATACTATCTGCGATATATTAGAAGAGTCAGACAAATACTCTGTTTATATTCGCAAAGATAAAAACGTCATACCTTGGAAAGACTTTAATAAGAACATGGCTATATCTGTAGAATATAACCTAGAATACTAATGCAATCGCTATACGAGTATATTGTTGAACCTTTAGGAGGAAGATATAATAACACGGTAAAGTTTGATGATAAAGAGTTGATTTTAAATACAGAGATTTTTAATCATCAATATATTAATAGAGAAGCAAGAGTTACATCCATACCTAGAATCTGTGATTCTGAAATAAAAGTCGGAGACATTATTGTATTACATCACAATGTTTTTAGAAGATGGCATAATGTAAAAGGCAAAGAGAAAAACAGTAGATCATTTCTTTCTGAGAATGAATATCTAGTATCACCAGATCAAATATATTTATATAAGAAAGATAAAGAATGGACATGCCCTGACGGATATTGTTTCGTGCAACCGATAAAAGACGGTTGTCATCTAACGTTAGATATGGAACGTCCGTTAGTAGGAATCGTTAAGTATTCAGACGGCACAGTTAACGTTGGAGATTTAGTTGGTTTTAGACCAAATAGCGAATTTGAATTCGTGGTTGACGGCAAAAGAATGTATAGGGTTTTATCTAAATTTATTACAATTAAATATGAATATCAAGGAGACGAAGAAGAATATAATCCAAGCTGGGCACAGAGCGGTTGAGGAATTAATCAAAGTAGCTAAAGAAGCTATTGTTGATTCAGATGATGATATATCAGCTGACAGACTCAAGAATGCCGCTGCCACGAAAAAACTTGCGATCTTCGACGCCTTCGAGATATTAAACAGAATCCAAGAAGAAGAAAATCTTTTAGAAGGTCGAGCACCTGAAGAAAAGAAAGAGAGGGTATTTAAGGGTTTTGCTGAAGGTAGATCTAAATAATGTACGAGCAAACGTTATACAAAATAATAGAGCCTATAAAGAAAACTACTATTACTAGATTAAACAGAGGTAAGAAGTGGAACTATGGTTATAATAAAGAACACGATATAGTTGTTCTTTCACGTAACGGAGTTATAGGCGATATATATGATATACAAGGATTGAAGATAGCTTTACCTAGAGCTCCAAAGGACGTGTTTAAGCACGAGAAGAACAAATGGGTTAAAGCCGAGTATCCTAAAGAGCTCAAGCGTATTAAAAATATATTTGATTGGAAGACCTATCCAGACGAACAAAAAGACAAGTGGTACGACTATATTGACGAAGAATTCAAGCGAAGAGAAGAAGGGTTCTGGTTTACTAACAATGGAGTACCTACTTGGATTACAGGTACGCATTATATGTACCTACAATGGAGTAAAATTGACGTTGGTGCACCAGACTTTAGAGAAGCCAATAGACTATTCTATATATTTTGGGAGGCTTGTAAAGCCGACAAGAGATGCTACGGAATGTGCTACCTTAAGAATCGTCGTTCGGGATTCTCTTTTATGAGTTCAGCAGAAACAGTTAACTTAGCCACTATATCAAGTGATAGTAGATATGGGATCTTGTCTAAGTCTGGTGCCGATGCGAAGAAAATGTTTACGGATAAGGTAGTACCTATAAGTATTAACTATCCGTTTTTCTTTAAACCGATACAAGATGGTATGGATCGTCCTAAATCGGAGTTAGCATATAGGGTTCCAGCTAGTAAGTTTACTCGTAAGAAAATACAGAGTAACGAGCGGCTGGAAGAGATAGCAGGTCTAGACACTACGATTGACTGGAAAAATACTGGTGATAATAGTTACGATGGTGAAAAATTAAATTTACTAGTACACGACGAGAGTGGTAAGTGGGAGAGACCTGATAATATACTAAACAACTGGCGAGTTACTAAAACCTGTTTAAGGTTAGGTAGTAGAATCGTTGGTAAGTGCATGATGGGTTCAACCAGCAACGCATTAGATAAGGGTGGAGATAATTTTAAAAAGCTATACTATGATTCTGACGTATCAAGACGAAATGCTAATGGACAAACGAAGTCTGGGCTTTATTCTCTCTTTGTCCCAATGGAATGGAACTATGAAGGATTTATTGACGAATACGGACTTCCAGTATTTGATAATCCAAGTGATGGAGAACGACTGGGACCAGACGGTGAATTAATAGATGTAGGTGTAGTAACCAACTGGGAAAACGAAGCGGAAGGACTGCGTGATGATCAAGACGCGTTAAACGAGTTTTACAGACAATTTCCTAGAACTGAAGAGCACGCGTTTAGAGATGAAACTAAAAATAGTATATTTAATCTAGTTAAAATATACGAACAGATAGATTATAACGAAGGGAGTAGACACGCGGCGCATACTACTGTTGGAAGTTTCGGTTGGGTGAATGGCATAAAAGATACTCAAGTAGTATTTCATCCAGATCCTACAGGGAGATTTAAAGTTAGTTGGGTGCCTCCGACCCACTTACAAAATAGACAATTTGTAAAAAATGGTATTAGATTCCCGGGTAATGAGCATGTTGGGGCCTTTGGTTGCGACAGCTATGACATTAGTGGTACTGTTGATGGCCGCGGTTCTAAAGGCGCTTTGCACGGATTAACAAAATTCTCCATGGAAGACGCGCCTTCAAGCACGTTCTTCCTAGAGTACATAGCAAGACCACAAACCGCAGAGATGTTCTTTGAGGACGTTCTAATGGCATTAGTTTTTTACGGGATGCCTTTACTTGCGGAGAACAATAAACCTCGTCTATTGTATTATTTACGCCGTAGAGGATACAGAGGATACAGTATGAATAGACCGGACAAAACCTGGAAAAAACTATCGGTTGCAGAAAAAGAAGTCGGTGGTATACCAAACTCAAGCGAAGATATTAAACAAGCGCACGCTGCTGCTATTGAGATGTATATACAGAGTCACGTTGGTCATTTGGGTGACGGTAATTATGGTACTATGTACTTTAACGAAACGCTAAATGACTGGGCTAGATTTGATATAAACAAGAGAACTAAACATGACGCATCAATAAGCACTGGTTTAGCTATCATGGCTTGCAACAGGCACTTATACACACCGAACGCTAAAATAGAAATACAACCTTTGAATTTGAATATATCTAAATACAATAATAAAGGATTTAACTCCAAAATAATAAACACAAATGGCTGAGTCGATATATGTTGATTTTCCTTCCCAAGCAGTCTCTGATTCAGAGAAAACGAGTTCAGAGTATGGACTTAAGGTAGGGCGCGCGATAGAACAGGAATGGTTTAGGGACAATCTCAATAATAAATTTACTAGTAATCAAAATGATTTTAGACGATTAAGGTTATATGCTAGAGGAGAACAACCTATACAAAAGTACAAAGACGAATTATCAATTAACGGTGATTTATCATATCTTAATCTTGACTGGAAACCCGTACCAATTATACCTAAGTTTGTTGATATAGTAGTGAATGGAATGTCTGAACGTATGTTCAATGTTAAATGTTATTCACAAGATCAATATGGGGTATCGAAACGCACTAAGTACATGGAATCCATCATGCGCGATATGCAAAGTAAGAAGTTTAATGAAGAAGCTTCTAGATTACTAAGTGTAGATTTAACAGAATCAGATGCGGAAAAATTACCTGGCTCTAAAGAAGAACTAGAACTTCACATGCAGCTTGAATACAAGCAGGCTGTAGAAATAGCAGAAGAGCAAGCTATAAACGTTTTATTGGAAGGCAGCAATTACGATCTCGTGAGACGTAGAATGCTATATGATCTCACTGTTCTAGGAATTGGCTGTGTGAAGACGAGTTTTAATTGGAGCGAAGGAGCTACTGTAGAATACGTAGATCCAGCTAATATAGTTTATTCATATACTGAATCTCCGTATTTTGACGATATATATTACATAGGAGAAGTTAAGACAATACCTATCAATGAACTCGCTAGAGAATTTGATGCGTTAACCGAGAGTGAGATAAAGGAAATACATAAAAATTCTAGTAAAAGATATACTTCAGGGCGTCGCATACAAGACGTCGATAAAAACAAGGTCCAAGTATTATACTTTAATTATAAAACTCATATGAATGATGTTTATAAAATTAAAGAAACAAAAACAGGTGGCTATAAGGCTATTGAAAAAACAGATGAATTTAACCCACCAGAAAATAAGACTGGTGGATATGGCAAACTACAAAGAGCCGTAGAGTGTGTGTTTGAAGGCGCGATGATTCTAGGGACAGATAAACTACTAAAGTGGAAGAAGAGTGAAAACATGATGCGTAGTAAATCTGACTTTAATAAAGTTAAGATGAATTATTCGTTAATAGCGCCTAGGATGTATGAGGGTAGAATTGAATCTCTAGTCGGTAGAATCACTGGATTTGCTGACATGATTCAGTTGACACACTTAAAGTTACAGCAAGTTATGTCTCGCATGGTTCCTGATGGAGTATATCTTGATGCTGATGGACTTGCTGAAGTTGATTTAGGCAATGGTACTAATTACAATCCGCAAGAAGCGCTTAATATGTTCTTCCAAACTGGTAGTGTAATTGGTAGGTCGTTCACTCAAGATGGTGATCCTAATCCAGGTAAAATACCTATTCAGCAGATATCTAACGGTGCTGGGCAAAATAAGATTGGTAGTTTAATAACCACGTACAATTACTATCTTCAGATGATACGTGACGTAAC